GCCCCCCCCGCGCAAAATGGAAAGCCAACAAAATCAACAAGTTACGGAGGTTTTGTTATAGATGCTATGGTGATTTTGGGGTGTTGTTACGCTGTTTCAGGCTAAAAACAGTATAAGAGTCAAAAAACACCCCTATAAACTATAACGAACCTGCGAACATGAAAAAGAGTGAGTATAGCTATAGGCTGTTTTTGACCGCCATGATTCTTAAAAGACCGTTACAATGTAACAAATATATATTATATATATATATCTATCTCTCTCTCTCTTGTTTTTGAAACGCTTAGTATTACTTTTGGCTAGGCGTTTGCAATTTTTGGCGTTACAGAGCATTTGTAACAAAATCGTGCTTTTTGTTACTTTGTAACAAAGTTCTAAGCTTAGAAGTTTTGCCGCATCGGGGGTAAAATCATAGTAGTGCCGCGCCTGCCTGCTGCGTATTTGAAAAGTTCTAAGCTTAGAAGTTTTTGGTCGCTGTGCCCTCTCGCCCTCGCTCGCGTACGCGCGCTCGCGCTCGCTCTCCCGCACGGTCAGACTACTATGACGTTTTATAAACGGACAATAGGAAAACACGGGGCGAAAAAAAGCCACCTTGCGGTGGCTTAGTGAAAACCTTAGGGTTTATGGTGCATCGGTTATTCTTGCTGAAACCTTATCAAGCGTTCGCATGATGGATTTCATTGCATCATTTAAACCGATAATTGCATCAATGCGCTTGTCGGGTCTGTCCCCATTGTCCAAAATAGTGTACATTGTTTCACCGATTCGTTGAACAACATCATGTTCAAGCATGCTCAGAGTGTCTAGTGTTTTGTTTTTCATTTTATTCCCCTACAAAGTAAAAGCCTAGACTAGCGACTGTTGACAGTATCGCTACCCAAAACAAAGTTAATGATTCGCTTTGCAAAACCAAAGCTGACACAATGAAACCCGCAAAGCAGATCAATGCTTTAAGGGCAAAATATCCGTAAAATTTAGTGAGCATTTTTGTTCCTTTGGTTAGCCCTAGGGTTTCCCCTAGGGCTTTGGGTTTACTTAGCCAATACTGTCTCTTTAAAGTCGGGGTAATGTTCGACAATGAAATCTAGCAAAGCTGGAACAAAAACCAACTGATTTAATAATCGACCTTGTGCCAAAGCTTTGCTGAGGGTTTTGTGCATTTCAGCAATTGTGGTTACTTCTACTTTTCCAGCTTTGGCCGTTTCTGCTTTGGCCGTTTCTTTTTTCTTAGCTTCGCTTTGTGCGTTAGCTAAGTTGCGGGAAAATGGAACACCCTTTTCGAACGCTATCCAAAAACACCCTTGATACGTTTTGACTGTACCTTGTGCGATGTACTTATCATTAGCTAATTTTTCGAACAATTCTTTTACTTCTAAACGTGCTGGGTTTTTCGCTGAGTTGCCTTTCATGTACTCAGCTTTGGTGGTTGTGCATGCGACAAGGTGAGAATCAACTAACTGTTGAATCAGCTTGTCTTGTTCCTGAATGTTCATTCTCTCCAAGTCGTCAGCCGCTTTTTTAGCGTTAGCGAATGAAGCAATGATTTGAGAAATGATTGTTTTACGGGTCACGGGTTTTGTAGACTTAGCCATTTTGATTTCCTTGAATAGAGTTGATTTAAAAATGTCAATTAATTAATCGACAATTGAATTGGAACATAAGCCAACACCTTTGTCAATAGATACCATTAGATCTAACCTTAGAAGTTTTGGCAGGGTTTCGACCCCACCGCACCCCGACCCCAAGCTGTGGGTGATGGGACTCCGCGTCCGCTATACGCTGAGTGATGAATCCGGCAGCACCACATTCCCACAATGCTATACAAACCTATACCCACCCCGTCATGTACACAAAATCCCAAAAACTGTACACGTCAGCTGCTACATGTACGAAAGTTAACAAAATCTAACCATGTCTAACCCACCCCCTTGCCATAGAAAAGCCCCCCATGCAAAAATAAAACACACAAATAAAAAATTACATATATAATTCGCACGTTGGCGAGAGGGCTGGTTTGATTCCAGTGTGATCTAGGTGACTAGGTGGGTTCGACCCCCACAGCGCCAACACAAATTCACTAAGGAGTGCGATTCCCTCCCATGTACCAGCCTGTTATTGATTTTGACGTTCCGCTTGCGAACTACTCCCCGACGTTCGAGTCGCTGGAGGCGCGCGTGGCTTCCGCCATGGCTGCGTTGGTAGACACTAACAATCTGCCAGACCCCAACGAGATTTCTGACGAAGACAAAGACAAAGCACGCGATGTGTTTTCCGGCAAGGAGCTTGCCTCTGATGCGGATCTGTCGTCCCCCGGTATGGTTGTCTATCTGCAATCGCTCTTGGCGGAGTATGACAAAGTTGTAATCCAGTCATCCCAACAGATCCGGACCTATGTAACTAATAAGCTCATCATGGAGAGCTCCAATGCCGACCCACGGATTCGGCTAAAGTCTTTGGAAATGCTGGGCAAGATCAGCGACGTTGGACTGTTCACCGACAAGACAGAAATTACGATGCGCCACCGGCCAACCGAAGAGCTGGAACAGATGCTACGTGAACGCTTGACCAAAGTGCTGGAAGCCGAGGTAGTGGACAACACTGCAAAACCAAACAAGGCCCAGATCCAGATAGACGTTAGTGACATTGAAGCGATCTAATGGACCAAACGCTAACACCAGAGCTAATCCAGAGAATTGCAAAGAAGCTGCCACACAACGAGGCGGCTGAGTTAATTGCCATGTTCGACGAGATCGACGGCAGAAAGCGCCAGACTCTGGCCCAAAATGATTTCCTAGCGTTTATTGCTGCTATTGACGGTAACTATAAGTTTGGTACGCACCTAAAACGGCTTGGCGGGCTGCTGATGGAGGTCGAGCAGAACATCAAAAACCGGATCGCCGTGTCAATGGCACCTCGTATGGGCAAGTCCCAGATGATTTCTATCTACTATCCGGCTTGGTACTTGGGAAAACACCCCGACCACAAGGTAATTGTTGCCTCCCACACTGCAGATTTAGCGGTTGTGATGGCTAGAAAAGTGCGAAATCTTATTAATACGCCCGAATACAGGGCAATTTTCCCAAATACAAGCATTGCTAGCGATGCAAAAGCTGCTGCGCAGTGGAATACGACCAAGGGTGGCGAGTATTTTGCAATTGGTGTGGGTGGTGCGCTGGCTGGACGGGGTGCTCACCTCATTATTGCCGACGATCCGCTGTCAGAACAGGACATTAAAGCTGGAAATACGACGTCACTTGACTCGGCGTACGAGTGGTTCAGTGCTGGCCTGCGTACTCGTCTCATGCCAGAGGGGAAAATCTGCGTATTACACACAAGGTGGCACCAGCGGGACCTGATTGGGCGTCTAATTAAAGACTCTGCCTTAAATGAGGGCGGGGACAGGTACGAAACGTTTGAATTCCCTGCAATCCTGAACGAAAACACGGAAGAAGAGAAGTCAATCTGGCCAGAACAGTGGTCACTTGAGAGTCTGCAGCAAACCCGGGCGTCAATGCACCACATTATGTGGCAGTGGTACGCGCAGTACCAGCAAAACCCAACCGCAGCCGAGGCTGCGATCATAAAACGGGATTGGATACGCTGGTGGGAGAAGGATGACCCGCCAAGAATTAACTTTATCGTGCAGTCTTTCGATACGGCGCTTACCACTAAGCAAAGGTCTGACTATTCCGTATGCCATACGTGGGGCACATGGACAAATGAGGACGACGGGACCGAGAACGTCATACTGCTGAACAAAGTCAAGGGGAAATATGAGTTTCCTGAGCTCAAACAGATGGCCCATGAGCAGTATAAAGAGTGGCAGCCAGACAGTGTGATTGTTGAGGCCAAGGCCAGCGGTCAGCCGCTGATTGACGAGATGCGAAGGTCAGGTATATTTGTGCAGGACTTTAGTCCGGGTAAGGGTCAGGACAAGATTGCCAGACTTAACGCCGTAGCGGATATGTTCGCGTCTGGGCATGTGTGGTTCCCCGAGAGTGCGTGGGCTGCGGCCACTGTGGAGGAGATCTTGGCGTTTCCTGCGGGCGAGCACGACGACGAGGTTGATACGATGACGCTTGCCTTGATGAGAATTCGTAAGGGTGGACTCTTGCGCTTGAGCAGTGACCACGAGGATAATGACCCCTATTACGCTGGCCGTCGCCAAGCGTATTACTAAGCACAAGGATTTTAAATGGCTACTAATATGTTCCCCTCGCTAAACCCAGCTCCGCTTGGGTTGGATACGTTGGTTGAAGACGACGGCCCCGGCATTGAAATCGAGATTGAGAACCCTGACGGCGATATTGTCGGCATGGACGGCATTGAGATTGACTTGATGGACATCGTTAGTGGCGAGAAAAGCGACGACTTTGATGCCAACCTTGCCGAAGAGATGGATGAGGGCGAGATGCAGAAGCTCGCTAGCGATTTGGTTGAGCTGGTAGACGCTGACATCGGTAGCCGCAAAGAGTGGGTTGAGATGTACGTCAAGGGTCTAGACGTTTTGGGGATGAAGTATGAAGAAAGGACAGAGCCTTGGCTCGGCGCTTGCGGAGTTTTCTCGACTGTACTCACCGAGGCCGCTATTCGCTTCCAGTCTGAAACTATCATTGAAACGTTCCCTGCTCAGGGCCCAGTTAAAACGGAGATCATCGGTGCCATTGACCGTCTTAAAGAGGAGGCGGCGGAGCGCGTACGTGACGACATGAATTACCAGCTCACAGAGGTGATGTCTGAGTATCGCCCCGAGCATGAGCGCATGTTGTATTCCTTGGGTCTGGCTGGCAGCGCGTTCAAGAAAGTTTATTTTGACCCCGGTCTGGATCGTCAAGTGTCGATGTTTATCCCTGCCGAAGACATCATCATTCCCTATGGCGCGTCAAGTTTGAAGACATCTGACCGCGTGACGCACGTCATGCGCAAGACCAAGAACGACATGAAGCGGCTGCAGGTAGCTGGCTTTTACCGTGATGTAGAGCTAGGCGAGCCGCAGATTATTCACTCAGACATTGAGAAGAAAAAAGCGGAAGACCAAGGCTTTAGCCTGACAGATGACGACCGCTATCAGATCCTTGAGATTCACGTCGACTACGACTTGCCCGGTTACGAAGATGAAGACGGTATCGCCCTGCCGTATATCGTGACGATTGACCGTGGTACCAACAAAGTGTTGGCGGTTCGCAGAAACTGGAACCCAGACGACAAGAATAAATTAAAGCGCGACCACTTCGTACAGTACACATACGTACCCGGGTTTGGTGCTTACGGTCTTGGTTTGATTCACTTAATCGGCGGCTACGCACGCGCGGGCACATCCATCATTCGTCAACTGGTTGACGCTGGCACATTAGCTAACTTGCCCGGTGGTTTGAAAACACGCGGTCTGCGTATCAAGGGTGACGACACTCCAATCAATCCCGGTGAGTTCCGTGATGTCGATGTGCCAAGCGGTTCGGTGCGCGACAACATTATGCCGCTGCCATATAAAGAGCCATCACAAGTTCTGCTGGCCCTGCTAAACCAGATCACCGACGAGGGCAAACGCCTTGGCTCTATTGCTGATATGAACATCAGCGACATGAGTGCGAATGCTCCGGTGGGTACGACACTAGCTCTCTTAGAGCGTCAGTTAAAAACCATGTCTGCTGTACAGGCCCGCGTGCACTACAGCATGAAGCAAGAGTTTAAACTTTTGCGCGACATCATCCGCGACTACACACCAGATCAGTACAGCTTCGACCCTGCTAGCGGCGACCGCATGGCAAAGCAAGAAGACTACGACATGGTGGACGTAATTCCTGTAAGCGACCCCAACAGCGCAACGATGGCTCAGCGCATCATGCAGTACCAAGCTGTGATGCAGTTATCGACTCAAGCCCCACAGATTTATGACTTGCCTTTGCTACACCGCCAGATGATCGAGGTGTTGGGCGTTAAGAATGCAGACAAGCTCGTGCCGATGGATGACGATATGACACCACGCGATCCTGTCAGTGAGAACATGGCGTTCCTGAACGGCAAGCCCACAAAAGCCTTTATCTATCAGGACCACGACGCACACATCGCTGTTCACACCAGCATGATGCAGGACCCACTCTTGATGGCACAGATTGGCCAGAACCCACAAGCTCAGAAGATGATGTCCGAGATTCAGGCGCACATTGCCGAACACTTGGCGTTTGCGTACCGCAAGAAAGTCGAGGAGCAGCTTGGTGTGCCACTGCCGCCACCCGATGAGAAACTGCCAGAAGAAGCGGAAGTCATGCTGTCACGTCTGGTTGCTCAAGGTGCCAAGCAAGTGTTGGCTGCGAGTAAAGGTCAGGCTGCCCAGCAGCAGTCTCAGCAGATGGCGCAGGATCCCGTCATGCAGTTGCAGCAAGCTGAGTTGGCACTCAAGAAACAAGAAGCCGATATTAAAGCTCTTAAAGTCAAGGGCGACTTGCAGCTCAAGTCTGAGGAGCTATCACTTAAAGCGCAGGAGAACGCAGCTAAAGTTGGCGAAGACCCAGCCATGGCATCAATGCGTTTGCAGCAAGAAATTATGCAGTCTCAGGAGTTACACGGCATGGAGATGGCAGCTAAACGGGCGGAACTGGAGCAAGCTCAGGCTCAACAGCAGCAAGCCATGCAGCAGCAACAAGCTCAGGCTCAGCAGAAGATGGCGCACGGCGGCCAAGTGCATAACCAGAAGTTAGAGCACGCCGAGATGGACAGACTTGAGAAGTTATTACAAGGGAATAGGGAGTAATCATGACCAACTTGCTTGAAGTGTTAAACAAAAAACTTGACGAGCATGTCAAGCAGTTGGTCGATGTTGTCAGTGGTGGTGGAGCTAAATCCCACGATCACTACAAAGAACTGTGCGGGACTATCCGAGGTCTGCAAACCGCGCAGTATGAACTTGCTGACCTCGTGCGAAAAACTAAGGAATATGAAGATGAGTGAATTTGATGTCAGTGCGGTTGATCTAAGTGGGGTGCTTAATACCTCTGCTGAAGAGAAAGCCAAACAAGTGCCAGATCCAGCGACGTACCACCTGCTGTGTATGTTGCCCAAGGCAGAAGAGGAATTTAGTGAAACCGGCATTTTGAAGTCAGCCACTGCGATGCATCACGAGGAGCTTCTCTCCCCCGTGTTGTTTGTTGCAAAGATTGGCCCTGATGCGTTCAAAGACGCGACCAGATTTCCATCTGGCCCGAGCTGCAAAGTTGGTGACTTTGTGTTGGTTAGACCCAACACTGGAACCCGCATGAAAATTCATGGAACCGAATGGCGACTCATCAATGATGATTCCGTTCAGGCTGTTGTGCAAGACCCCCGTGGTATTCAGCGCCCAACCTAAGGAGTAGTTCATGGCAGAAATTGAAAAAACAGAATTTGAATTTCCTGACGAAGCAGAAGAAAACCCCCGTAAGGG